TATAAAGGAGATTCTGTAATAGATCCAGAAGTGTAATATGGAGCGTACGTAGTTCCGTCTAAAAAGAATCCATTCATACCAGAAGATATAGTAAGAGTATTGCTTCCTATAGTAAAACTACTAGTATTAAATAATTTATAAACAGTATCATTTGGATTTATACAATACATTCCACTAAAAGGTACACTTTCAACTGAAAAATATCCTGTTGTTCCAAATAGTTGAATATCTGGATAAGATGTTAGTATAGACACTTTTACCCATATTGTATTGGTTGCTGCTAGTGGCTTATTTAAAGCTACTGTATAAGTTCCTCCATAAAATTCTGTTCCTAATCCTACAGAACTACTTCCATTAACAGCTGCAGAAATTTCATCTGTATATGTTGCTATAACCTCTCCTTCTAAAAATCCAGTTGAATATGAAGCATTTTTTAATATATCAACTTTTACTTTAAAACTATAAGTCAAATATGGTGATTCTAATATAGTCATATTCCAACCTATTCCTCCAATAATATTATAAATTCCATTATATGGAACAGTATAATATGAACCAGAAAGAGCACCAGATCCGCTACTATATGTAGTAAATCTAGAATTTGGATCATATATTTTTGAACCTACGCTAAGAACTGCTGGAGGAGCGCTTATATCTAAACTAGTATTATGCCAAATCCAACTTGATGAAATAGCAGATCCTGAATGTATTGTTGCAAAGCTATGTGGAGATCCATATAAACCAGCTGCTATCTCATTATTTGCATTATTAGGACTTATTATGTTTAAATCTATCTCTGCTTTAGATCCACTTAAATAAGAATCACCTCCAAAAATAGTCTCATAACATTCATCAGTTTCTCCAGCTTTTCTATACCAATAAGGTTGATAAGAATAACCGCTCTCTACAATTTTAAAAGTCTTATCAAGATATTTTTGATTTGAATACTGAGTAGAGTTAAACTGTTTAAGAGTTACGTTAGTTCCAGACTTATACATTGTTTGGAAGTATGTCCAGTTATCGTTTTGTAGATTTAATTCCTGAAGACCTCCTGATATATTTGCAAGATATGGAAGCTTTACAACCATTTGATTCGGATCATAAGAACTTGATTGAATCTCTGTAAAAAGTCCAGTATAATCTACGTAATAATCTCTAGGTTGATAGGCTGCGCCAAAGCTCCAATTTTCAGATGCATTGCTATTAGAGTATTTAGCGCCAGCATATTTAGAATGTACTGCGCTTGTTCTATAATAGTTGTAATCTTGAATCTCTGCATAATCTCTAGATCCTGTATACTCAGCAATATCTTCATAATATCCACATTCTCCGCCAGGTGTAATTCCTACATTACCGTATGTTATTATAGAATTATATCTTACACAATCGTCTAGATTAACTGCTACTGACATAGGTGAAACACTACCAGTAATAAGGATATTTTCACCGTTACATCTTAAGTAATTTAATCCATATTCTCCAGGTCCAACTGTAATTAATGGAATATAAGTACATTTATTTGCATTAACGCAATATCCATTATCTGTTAAAATAAAAGTACCATAAGAAGCTGTATATAGTGTAGAATATTTTATACATCCAAAATCAAGAGAATCTCCAGCTTCAATACTAGATGTAATTGCAACTCCATTACAATTTTGATATGATGCAGTTATTGGGAGACTAGCTGCTGAATTAAAAGCTGATATACTTCTACAATCTCCAAATATACCACATATACCTCCATATGATGCTGTATAATCTGATGATAAACTTGATGCACTTACAATTATAGAATTTTCTTTTGTACATCCTAATATATAACTTGTAGCTGCTGTATAAGTACCAGAAATAATTGAACCTGTGCAATCTTGATAACTAAGAATTACATCGTCACTAGGACCAACTGCTATTGTAGTAGAATAACATAAATTGTAGTTTTCTTTTGAATTTGCATAAGTATATCCACATATGCCTATAATAGATGCTGTATAATCTGTAGGTGTAGTATCATTTATTGAATTGTATTTTGCGCATATACTTGCTACACTTGCTGATGCAATAGTTATCGTTGCATAAGAATCATCACACCCTTGATAAATAAATGCAGTATCTGTTCCATTATTTTGAATATAGTATGTAAAACATGGAAATCTTTCACAAGTTTGACAAACAGATTGAGAAGCTATATTTGCAAAATTAATAGGCATATTTGCTCCATAACTATATTCAGCTTCTACAAATTCCTTCGACTTCTGCTGATTCACAAAGTTATTCACCAACGCCCCTTCATTATAGAAAGTAAACATTGACTGAGTAGTTGCAACTGAAGACGTCCATGGACTAGTGATCGATGATCTTTCAAGCTGACTAAATTCATCAGTTACCATCTCAATTTCAGATCCACCAAACTCTCCAGTGTACTTTTCCCAAGAATACGTATTGCTTACTGCTACTGGTCCGTATACGTTATCAGATCCAGTTGCAATATAAGGAGATACTACTGTATATTGAGAGAATGAATTATAAGCCGTTGATCCTGAAATGCTTGCTGGATCTCCTCCTGAAATTTCAATAGTTTCAACTGATTGAGAATAGTTCATGCTATTGTCCATCTCAGGTTCATGCCTCTCGTACTTGTTTCTTTCTAGTATGTGAGACTTAACTATCATACCAGAAGACAGACTTGATCTAGCTGGCACATAGTCCTTGACCATTTTGAATATAGAATTATCAAAGTACTTAAGCAATCTTACATACTCAACGATGCTGTGTGTATAGTTGTATCCTGCAAAAAAGTCATTCTCATATTCATTCAGCGCTTGATAAGAAGATGAATACTGAGCGTTTGGATCTCCTATAAGTTGATCAATATTGATATAACCTGAAGACGTTATCACAGAATTTAGAGCATCAGCAGGTGAAAAACCAAATTCTACATTCTTTGAATTTGATCTGTCTTGTGTACTATAATACTGTAAAGTAACATCTGGGTGTAGCAGAGATGAACTGATTTCCACTGTTGATGTAGACCCTGATATCTTTGTATTATATATGGAATCAAGACCTGAAATGCTACTTCTATCATATCCTCCAAACTCATTGATTGTCAGTATCGACTTTGGAATACCGAATATATTTACAATCGCGTCTATAGAATTCCTAGTGCCCTTAGTCTTGTAAAGGTATGGAATATTGTGATAGATTCTCTTATAAATCTCACTTTGTATCTGCTTAGGACTTAGGGTAGTAAGACTAGAAGTTACATAATTCGTTATCTTCTCAGATCCAGTTGGTGGTAATAGTGAACCGTTTTGATTGATTCCAAATAGACTATAGTAAAGGTTATCTGATATGTTTGAATTCGTGTAAAGAGTACTTCCAAGCGCCATTAAGGCATCGGCAACCAAGTCTGGAGATATACCAGTTTCAGGATTATTGGTAGCATCAAATCTATTTGTAACATCTTTATAGTATATCCAGATGTTATCAAAGTGCTGACCTATCATATTCACAAAAGTGATGTATGGCGTATTAGCAGAATCGTCTTGGATGTACTGAGGGATTGTATTTACAAGTAGATCTTTGTTTGTAGAATCATAATATGCAGCAGATTCTAGACTACTAGTAAGCCAAGTTTTTGCCACAGAAGATGTTACGGAATACAAACTATATGGCTGCGTTGAATTTGATTTTGGCCAAGTATAAGATCCTGAACTAAAATACAGATAGTACTCAAATGTATCAAAGTTTGTTATTATACTATCTATCTGATTATTCAACAAAAGTATAGAAGATGATATAACAGGATTTGTAGGACCTCCAGTTATTGCTGACTGTGAAGTTATTAAATTCTTATAATTTTCTATATTTGCTACTTTGTTTGCAAAATTCTGTAGTCTAGAAGTAGCGCTAGAGAAGTGAATAAAGTTAGAAAAATCTGTATAGTCTACATTGATTTCTAAAGCCCTATCTTGGTAGTAGCTCATCATTTTTTGGAATGAGCTAGATACAGATGTAGTAGATAGTGTATTATATGAATAGTATGGAGTTATTTGTCCAACTTGTTGATTTATATCTACTTCAAAGTTTGGACCTCTAAGCGCGTTTTGTTGAGCAGATATAACAGCTGCTTCTACTTCTATATTTACATTATACCTTGTAGATTCAGCTATTTTTTCACTGATCCAGAGCTGATCCTTGACATCAAAATCACTAGGTAATGGTTCATATAGTTTGATTAAAAGATAAGCTCCATCAGCATCTTCAGTGTATGCAACATTTACAGCAATGATATGCTGATTATTACCAAAGTTTAGGTAAAAGTCATTATAATAACTTAACCCCGCAATATAAGCTTGATACTGATTAAAACCAGAAAGGATATCAGTATTACTTATGTCTTGAGATGCAAGTTTAATTTCAGTTCTACTTGTAGAAACTTCTTTTATCCAATAAAATCTACCATAAGCAGAGCTAAATAGATTTCTAAGAAAGTTATATTGTATGTCAAGCGTACCTCTATTAAATCCTCTTGACTCTAAATCTTTTTTTGGATCTAAGTTGATAGAATCATAAAGACCTGTAGTTGCATTTACTGGACTTGCTGGAGTATAATCAGTCGCATTATATACTTTATCTAAAAGAATGCCATTAGCATCATAGATAAAGTATTCTATTCCATCATTTTGATCTCCGAATTGGGTGTAAATAAAACTATTTGTAATTAGGGAGTCGTCTTTTGGTGTGTAAACCTGAGTCTCCGTCCCAGAACCTATGTATGATATGTTTACTATCTCTGCCATTATGTTAATTGTGAGATGTTAAGGTATGTTGCGCTTAAATCGTTTAATTGTTCTCTTAGTGAATTAATTTCTTCTATCAGTGCCTGCTTTTCTTGGTCTATAACTCCAGCTCCAATATATTGTTGACTTTTTTCTACAAGATATGTGTGAGAATTTGTTACTCCAGTTACCGGAATATCAAAGAAAAGCTGATCATAATAATTAAAGAAGTCTGCTACTGTAACTATAGGTTCAGGTATTACTGAGACAGGCGTTACCAGCTCTGTGAATTCAGTGTCTACTACCTTTTTATAAGTATTGAGACCTCGAACTTCCTTTATAAATGTTACGTTCTCTGACATATTATCTTGTTATTTTAAAGATATTGTTTCCATCGATATCTATACTTTCTCCAGTAGGTAAATTCACTTTTACAAGTACTTTATAATATCTTTCAGGCTCTAATCCATTCATATAGATCGGAAAGTAGGACCCATTTGAGTCGCAGCTTATCTTTGTATATGTACTATCAAAATCTACAACCATTTCTTCAGTTTTTACGTCTTGAAGTGCCCAGTATGATGAACTTGGTAGAGCTTTATTTACTGTGTATATCGAAGACGTAGTAAATGCTCTTGCTGGGTATTTATCTCTTGCATTTACAGTGAAGATGTATTTAGCTGTATCGTTTTTGAATACATTAGGATTATTTCCAAGAGTCACAATTGTATTATTATTTGATACCACAGAAAGACTTCCAGTATTATATAAGCTATCGTCCCATTTGAATTCTAATGTAGGAGGATAAATTGTATGAGTATCAACACTAAAGAAACTTAAATCAATATAGCTACCTGTGTTTTCTTCTATTGAAGCAAATAGTTTAATCATGAAACCATTATTCTGACTTCCACTTATTAACCAATTTTGAGATATTTGGGTTACATCAACATTAAGATCTTTATTTGATTTATAATCGAAAGACTGTGTTATATTTATATTACCTATCCAATTACCACCGCCTATAGTATTAAAATAATCTGTAGGACTTGTCCAAGCAGTAGTTTGTGTATTATTCTTCCAAGACACTCCATTTTTTATTTCTGGACTATCTAAGAACTTACCTGTACCCATTGTCCAAGACTGAGAAACTTGTCTTACTTCTAAATTATAAGTAGTAGTAAGGTTCTCTGCATCAGCAAAATATAATCTCAAATTAGAAGACCAATTTGATCCACTAACAAGATTATATGCGGCTTGTAAGTCTGAATTTGAAAATAAAACTACAGATCTTCTTATGTCATCAGCTGAATTAGATTGTAATACCGCTGTTGGTATTTGAGCATTTTTACATCCAACCTCTAGAATCTCATCAAGTCCTGTATTTTGCTCAGGATATGCTGAATATAGCGTAGCATCAGCCGCTGCGAATATTTTATATATTGCCATTGTCGTTATTTTATAGAGGTACTACTCTGCCTTTGATGTCTACGTTTGGATATTTAACTTCGAATATTGACGGATCCAGTGAAGGGTAGATCACGTTGTTGTTTGTTGCTCCTTTGATATCATAGCTATACTTTGAATAACCACTAGCTTCTCCTGAAAGATTCACTACTTCTATATTTTTCACCGTCTGAACTCCATCTACAGAATTTATAATCGTATATAAACTTGAAAGAATTATAGGCTGATTTATTTGCCAGTTATCTATATCAAAGAAGCCTTGAACAGCGGTTAGAGTTCTTGCCAATACGTCTTGACTATTATAGTTTGGAGTTAGTACAATGTCATAGTTTACTCCGATATTGATGATATATGCGGGTTTGATGTTGATCGCATCTGTAAGCATCCTATAGTTCTGAAGGTATGTATTTATATTTGCGATCAGATTTGTAGAAGGAGCCGCTAAGTTACCATTGAAATTTAATCCAAGAACATAAAGGCTCATTAAGATAGGATCTCTTTCTGCTGGATCACTTGCGTTGTAATTTGCAAAAGTAACCTCATCTTTAGTCACATATGCCTTAGAAACCTTACCATATTCTCCTGGCATACTAAGTGTTCTAGCTAAATAATCCTGTTGAGTAACTGCCCTGTACTGAGTTGGGAATTCTGCCATTGAGTTCATTCTCAAATCTTCAGTAGTGTCACCATCACCTCCTCCAGCAGCAGCATCAGGGTTATTTGTTACTACAGTGTTTTCATATGATGTATCTACTCCGTCAGCTATAAAAGACACTGGTACTGTTAATTGGTTAGCAAGAACGTTATCCTGTGCGCCTCCAGCAACAAGATATTTAAAAGTTATAGTTATACCAGCTGGAGCTATACCATATGTACGAGTAGTCACAAAGTTAGTAGGATCATATGCTGTACCTATCTGGCTAAGACCTCCACCTGTAAGACCTACACTAACTGAGTTTGGATTAGGTATGTAAGCATTATCGTTAGTATTAGAATTGATACCAGAGCCAAATTCTATCATCAAACTCTCATTAGATTGAAACCTTGAAGTAAATCGTCTTTGGGTTGATACCTTCTGCATAATATATGGCACAGTGTTCTTATCAGAACTTGTGTTTACAGATCCACTTAGAATGAAATCTTGAGCCAAATAAGGCACTTCATACCAGTTGTTGCCATTATTATCTACAGCTGATACAATAGATACGATATTTGAATCATTGATAGTGACTGTACTAAATCTTTCTGCTGCGCCAAAAGTAAATGTTGCAGTTTTTAATTGACCTGATATAGCCTGTACTGTCTTTTTAAGTAAGTATGTGTCAGGATTGTTTGAAACGTCTATAGTATAAACTGAAACTTCTGTAGGACTAAGTGAAGATGATGTAGTAAAATCAACTCTCTCAGGCACATAGAAATATACATTTGAGTTTACATTAGACTTTACTTGCATTCCTGGTTGTATATTTAGTGCATAATTAAAGTCAGGAAAGTAATTTCCTCCAGAAGTTATTTTAGGCACTTGTTGATACACATCTAGATTAACTACTGCAGCAGACACAACTTTTGGTCTATATCCTAACATATAAGCTAAAGTATACAAGTTATTTGCCTGCTTGGCATACTGGATAAAAGTCTCTTGGAGTTGATTATCTAAATAAGATGATAAGACATCTCCGATATAAGAAGCCATCTCAATAAACATGCTACCAGGACTTGGTTGACTGAAGTCTGTGTAATTCTGAGGGAAATAGGCTTTTGCATACTCAATTAGGTCTCCCTTAAACGAGTCGAAATTTTTATTTATGTATTTAATGTCTTTAGTCTGGTTTGCCATGTTATCCGTTTTGTAGAACTAAAACTAAACTATCAGAAGTTCTTAGGTTTTTTAAAGAGTATGCCATTGTTACTGTAACTGTGTTTTCATCTGGATTTGCTGTGATGCTCATAGAATCTACTATTATGTTTGGAAAATAAGACTCTACTTCAGCGGAAACAGATTTTTTCAAGTCTTCTAGATAATCATCTGTTATCTGTTCAAATAATCTAGATCTAAGTCCTGCACCAAAGTTTGGATTGAAGGGTCTTTCCCTGCGATCCGTTAACATAAAGTTTATGATATTATACTTTGTTTGTCCTATTGTAGAATATTCTGAAGTAAAAACGTTGTTAGCTTGGAATGGTATTGCTACTCCAAGAGCCATAGATGGTTTTAAATCTGCGATAGGTATTTGTCTTATTCCGTATGCCATATTACTTCATATCTCCTGACTGAATGAGTTTATCCATTAATGCGCTGAAATCCGGAACTACATTAACTTGTACTGCCTCAATATTTCCAGCACCTCTAGCAGAAGCTAACATATCTTGTACTCCTCCAACTTGGTCTACTGCTGGCTGAAATACTTCCATAGGGTGCATATCTGGAGCATTCATTCCAAATCCAGCAGCATCATCGCTAGTCATGCTTAACATTGTTTCTTGAAGCATGCTGTTTATGGTAGAGTTATTTGCAAAGGTTGGTACGTTTTTCTTTATTGGAGTCTGTTTTCTAGGTTCATTTAGAGTCAAAGGAACTCCATATGCATCATTAATACTCTCTTTTATGATAGCTTTTGTTACTGTTGGAGTCTTAAGTTCATTGAGTATCTTAGGCATTTCAGCTCTAATAGCTTTTTGAACCTCCTCTCTGATCATTTTCCTAAATAATTCTGACTTTGTCATATTCTATAAATATCTTTTTGTGGTTATTTTTTTACCGAACTTATATCTGAGTTCAGTTTTTCTTTACTTTTTGCCATGGATTCTTTAATTCTTTTTCTTAGTCTCTTTCCACCGCTAAGTTTATTAACAAATGCGTTAAGACCAAGTCCATCATTTTCATCTTCGTTATCTGGAGCATCCATAGATTCTTCTCTAGTTTCAGTAGCCAAAGATCCTAAACCTACAGGAGTTACTGGGATATCTTCCATAGAAATTTCATTATCTTCTACTGCCGCCATAGCTTCGTTTAGTACATCCAATTGTTCGTTAGTAAAAACTTGATCTTGTGGTTTAACAAGTCCTTTAGATGTAAGTAGCAATTTAACTTGATTTATTATAACATTATCATCTGATGCAAAGGTTAAATCGGATCTAACTGCTTGAATACCAGAACCATCTAAAGCTATTCCATATCTTCTTGGTAGTGTAGTTTTAAGAACGTTTTGATCTGATACATCTTCAGTTCTTATCTCTATAGTATAACCTTGATAAGTTTTATTATTAGATGCTTTTTTAGAATCGTAATTATTAATAAAATTTTTAAATGAATTGTTTATTACTTTTAATTCAGTTACTAAGTTTTGTAAATTACCAATTGTCTCTGTCTCTGCTATATTTGTATTATCTTGGTTAGTTTTATTAGCAGTATTATTTATATTATTTGTATTATTATCGGCTCTTTTACAACTTTCAAGTTTCTTTATTATCAATTCAATGTCAGTCGCTATTTGATCTAACACAGTAGTAATACCTCTAAGGAATCCTACTATCATAGAAACATACAAATTGACTTCTGATAGAATTTTTATCATGTTATTTAGGTAGTCATCAAGCTTTCTTTCGCCTTTAGATAATCCAGTATGAATACCTGCTGTTAATACTACACTTGGAAGAGGTAATAATAACATGAAATTTATAATAATTTTGAATATTTTTACTAAAGTTAATCCTATTTTAATTATAAACTGAAGATATTGTGTATAGGTTAAAATAAAAGAAGCGGCTTTATTAATTGTAGCTATCTTCTTTTCTAATCCAGATAATATTTCTTTTAGTTTTACTGGATTTATGTTATCTACGCCTAACTTATCAACTACTTCATATAAAGAAGGATTTAAAGCAGCTTGTGCATAGTTTGATACACTCATAGGAGTAGTAAATCCTTGAATTAATATACAAGTCTGCCTTATTAAATTTATCTTATTTAGTGTTTTATTTATCTTTTCCTTGTCTGTATTACTTATTCCTCCTATATTTCTAAAATAAGAAACAGCATCAGTTACCAGATTATTCATTTGACTAACTTGAGGATAAGATTTACGCATATTTTCTGATACTAAATAATCTGTGCTTATTAGTTTTTCTAAATTTGGAAATATTGAAGATACTCCATTAAATAATATCTCTCCTTGATTAGGATTTACGCCAACAGTATTTAGTAATTGATCTATTTGTACTTGGATATCATAAGCTAGTCTTTGAACTTTCCATTTAAAATCATCTGGTGGTGGAGTTTGATTTGGATTAAACTTAGGAATATTTAAGTTATTGCTTACTATGCTAATTGCATTTATTATAGAACATAGATCTATTATAGAAAATACAGATAGTAAATAGACTACGCCATAATCTAAAGGATTTGTTGATTTTTGTCCTCTCTTTACAGAAGTTTTACCAAAAAATATCTCTGAAAACTTTGAAAAATAAGACAATATAGATTTCCAGATATTATTTGTAACTACTGCCATCCCCTTAGCATTTGTATTCCCTATAGTTTCATCAAGAGTCTTTGAAACGTTTTTTATTTGATCAAACGATTCTCTGGCTTTATTTAACTGCTGGGATAGATTTGCTATAGGTAATTCTTGGGCCATTATTTAGTATATGTAGTCTGTGATAGAATGTTCTGTAATCTAGATTGTATTTTAGTCAATGATTGTAATGAAGTACTACCAGCCACTTGTATAGTTGATAGAGACATTGCAGTACTCGCATCATTAACCCCATTAGCTTTTGACATAGCATTTGCCAATAAAGTCAAGACATTATTCATATCTACTAATACGGCTTGTAAAGATGATCCAAGTGGTACTGGTTCTCCAAATTCTTCTGCCATATTACCTAACTCTATCTTTGGTGAATCTATAAGAACTTTTTCCTTTGAGTCAAGATTTATAGTGCCTACTGAAGATAGTCCCACAGTAGCTTTACCAAATAAAAATACTCCATCTTTTTTTGAATGGAGAGTTACTCTTTCTGATGTTACTATGACTTGGTTTCCTTTATATGGAAATTCTGGAGTTATCATGTTGTATTAAATGTAGATTTATCTTGGTCTGCTGCCGAAGAATAGTCTTGAGATGATGGTAATTCGAATATTTTAGGAGTACTTGCAATTTCTGTTGAAGCTACAAACTTTCTATAGGAATTTAAAGGGAAATTATTAAGATCCTCTAACACTATTCTCTGTCCAGAAGTCATGTATATTGAAGCATGATCTGTGTTTATATCCTCTACTGTGCTTGCAAATGGATCTAGCGGATTAGTTACTTTGCCTTGTCCATTTCTTAGTATAGTTATCGGTGATCCATTTGCCCCTGTGTCTGACCATGGGTTAAATCCTTTGAATCCTGTGACTGTGGATCCAAATCTTATAGACTGACCATAACGTCCTTCTACAATAGAATCCCCCTCAAAATTTGTAAGAGACCTAACATTATTCGATTCTTTAAAAGTATAGCCTTTTGGTAACTCTGGAGGAGTACCAGATGAGCCTCCGT